AGGTGTTCCGGCATAGTTACCTTTAACGCCGCCCGCCTCAGCGTCTGCACTATAGTACTGATTAGGTTGTCCATTTTGTGCGGCAACATATGAATCAGTTTTAGCGTTAATTTCATCCTGTACTTGCTGAGGAATATTAATTGATACAGAAATACTTAATCCGGCAAATGATCCGCTTTCTCCTGGAGTTTGCCATAGCGCCATAGGAACATTATTAGCAAATACTGTAGGACTGTGATATACATCCCCTACCGCATTTAATCCGCTATCTTTTTGTGGGCCACCGCCCGGTACATATGGCATACTTTATCTCCTATACACTTATTTAACGAAGTGCAATACCAGTAGTACCTTGCATATACTGATCAGACGCATCTTTCTTGCTAGGTACCATGACAAATACATGCTCACGCTTTAATGTAAAAGTTTCAGTATCTCCAAGGAACAGCCAAGGAATCATACCTAGTCCCTGTGCGCCCATGGTCAATGCCAATGGTCTATTAATTTTAATTGTTTTCTCGTCCTCGCCTTCGTAACGTGCAATTATCTCGTCGCCGTTAACAAGTTTCAAACTAACAACTGATCCGTCCATGATTGGTTTTTGCATTAACATTTAATCTTCACCTATTAATCTTTCTAATGTTTTATAATGATCATATGCTTTTTTAAGCGCGGCATACTTCTCTAGTTTTTCAGGACTAGATTCCTGTAAGATAGCAAGCCTATCTTCGATACTTTTTAAAAGTTTTAGAATACTATGACCTTGGATAGTAACATCACCGTCAAAATCTGCATGACCAGTAACCTTCAATGAAGGTTGACTATAGTTTGCTGTCATTGATGACCAACTAGTTCCATTCATTCCGCTACTGGTAAGAAAAGATCCACTAGTTGCGGTTGATGAAATTGTAACAGTTCCGTAATTGTAATTTGCGGAAGACATATCTATGGTATAATTTGCAGAAGACATGTCTATGTCCGGAATATTAACAGAAACGTTATCATCCATTATAGTCCGCCTGCTTCTTGAGCCCACTGTTCTTTATCAAAGTGAGCCTTCAATTCAGTGAAACCTCCAATTAATGTTTCATTTAAAAAGATCTGTGGGACCGTTCGAGCAGTAGGAACTGCTTCTAGTAATTCTTCTTTAGTATATCCATCTCCGATTTTCTTTTCTTCGAATTCAATGCCTCGTTGTTTTAACAATGCCTTTGCTTGATCGCAATACGGGCAATGATACTTAGACCATACAACTGCTTTCATCTTAATTCCTTTCTACTTCTACTACAACAGCATCGCTAAATTGATGCTGAATCGAATCTTCAATACTTGCTCGTAAAGATTCGTTTACAAGTTGCGTACCGTATTCTTCGTCATCTCTAACCAACTTGCTGAGTTTCACTACGATAACTTCTTCAATAATTCTAGCCATATTATTTCCTTATAGATCTGGTAATTCTTCATACTCAACTGCATCGCTCATAACACCAATAACATAGTTAGTGCTTTCATTTTCTTGCAGAGCAGTTTGTTTCTTGTTAATATTTACGTGCTTGTTAAACCAAGGGATAGGACTTTGGCGAGGGTGATCCTCTAGATACTTAATTCCAATTTCTTTTAATCTAACAAACGCTGTGTAATCGACAAAGTCAGAAAGGATAGCGGCATTAAGTCCAATAACTGGTCCTAACTTGAACAAATAAGTTGCCCATTCTTTTTCTTCCTTAATAACTTCCATGTAGAGAGCATATACCTCTGCGGCACATTCTTCTTCAAGTTTTACAAAATCTGGATCATCTTTGGTTACATTGTTAATTAACCAAGCAGTCCATTCTGTATGTAATAGTTCGTCTTGTAGGATCAGGCTAATGATATTACCATTGCCAATGTAGATTTTATTCTCAACCATAGCAAGACTTGTAGCAAATGATACCATAAAGCGTAGTGCTTCTAATGCATACGATGCATGTAGAGCCATCCAAATTGCTCTCTTATGTTCGTATTCATTCACTTCAACGCCGCACTCTTTCTTGCAATTCAATTGGTGTAGGTCTTCGTAGTAACGCCCAATGTTTGCGGCCATTCCAACAATTTCTTCGGTGTCATGAATTTTATTAAATTCTTCTTTAGGCACACCATAGACATTACGAATAATGTGACTATACGATTTACTGTGAATATTAGTTTCAAAGAAACTCCAGTTACTAACCAATGCCTCTAGTTCCGGAATGCTGATAACAGGACTAAACACTTGATTAGGTGCGCGACCTTGAATACTGTCCAATGCTGTCTGACGTAGTAAGTTGCTGGTAAAGATATGCTTAACAGCATCACTAGCGTCCTTGTGATCCATCTTATCTTTGGTAAGACTAATTTCTTCTGGTACCCAAAAGAATCCACGAGCCAGTTCTTCGAATCGAGCAATCTTAGGATACTTAACTTCCTCAAATCGTTGTACGGTTACTGGACCTTCTGGATCTAAAAACATATGACGTTTTAGATAGTTTGTTTGTTTTGATAAATTGTATTGTGCTTTACTCATTGTGTGTCCTTTTTTCTTACGAAGGGTTGTGTAGACAACTCTTCAAATCTGTTATCCCAAGGTTCTCCCGGGGACATTCCTATAAATTCTCTATCTAAATCTATTAAAAATATCAACCTATATTGATCTGTGTAGTTATAGGCGCTATGAACAAATTGGTTATTAAATCCAAATAGATCATCCCACTTCACTTCATTACCGTTTACTTCTAGAAACACATCCCCGTCTGGTACAATCAACGGTATATGTATTCTGATATATTTTCCTGTCCTATTTTCAGGACCTGTATGTCTATTCAATATGGTGTTTGGTGCTAGTATACTATATTGTGCTATAGGACAATGTTCACCATACTCTGTTACTAACTTATAGGCAGTTTTATATTTCATTGCCCTGCCGTCCATTGGTGCCATTGTAAAATTCATTTTTGATTCAGTATCACCTCTATCATATTTGAATAACACACTTAGCCACCCTTTCATATTACTATGATATTCTTCAGAATTTTTATCCTTGGACTGTATCAAGTAATCTGTTTCTTCTAATGGAACACCTGCTTCTCTTCTATCAAGACTTGGCCGTCCAATAAAATTAGATACATGCTCCAAGGTACGAAACCCCTGCATAAATTCGTCCCGCAATGCCTGTTGTAGACTCATAAGATAATCAGCAACAGGGATCTCAGATCTTTTATAAATTGCTTGAGGTAGACTCATTTTCAATTTTTAAATAATCAACATGTTCAGTTGCTCTCCATAATTCAATTCTTGGAGGTTCACCTTTACTTGAATCTTTGTATGCGATCCTAATTTCAACATTCTGTTCGTATAGGTTGGACATTAGTTGATTTATTTCGTCAACATTTTTTAAAATAGCCTGTACATTTTCTGCAATGTTAGAATCAATCATAATTTGCATGCCTCACAATCATCGTCCATCGGTTCATAGATGATAGCATTATCTGCTGTAATAATTCCTGTACTACGTCCGTTGACAGTAATTTCGTTTGTGCCAGTAACGCTGGTCTTGGCACCAACTTTATTAATTAGACTATAATAGATTGTCTTAATTCCCCACTTGTAGGCAAGCATTAGGTTCTTAGCAATTAATGTGCCAGGGACTTTGCCACCGGGGAAGTGTGCAGGATTATAGAATGTGTTAGTAGACAAACTTTGATCAATGTATGCGGCAAGCACAGCACTGGTCTTCAAGTAGTCAATGCAATCTGTTTGTTCCCACATCAACTGATAACGATTTCTTAGACGTTTGTACTCCGGTACTACCTGTACAAACGATCCGGCCTTCGATTCCTTTACAGAAATCATTTCCATCGGCATTTCAATTCCGTTAGTAGAGTTTAGAACAACTGAACTAGATTCTACTGGTGCCACTGCCATCAATGTGGCATTACGAATACCGTACTTTTTCATACGAGTGCGTAACGGTTCCCAATCCATACTAGGAGTAAAGTCTGTTAATTCATTAACACCCTCTTTACGTCTTTCCCAAGGAAATACTCCCCGACCGTAGTAAGTGTATTCGCTACGCTGACATGGGCCACGTTCCTGGGCCAGTTCAACACTTGCTTCGGTAAGGTAGTATGATTGATGTTCCATCCAACGCTTGACTTCTGCCAATGCTTCCGGTGTACCGTATTTAAAACTCTTACGTGCATGCCAGTAGGCCAAGTTAGTAATACCAACTCCGAGTGGTTCAAAATCTAGATTAGCAAGTTTACTTTGTATGCTTAAGAAATCTTGGTATTGTAATAGGTTACTTAGACTACGAACTAAAACACGACAGGCTTTACGCATCTCTTGCGGGTTGCGGAACGCTCCCCAGTTGATTGACCCAAGAGTGCAAAGAGCAATTCGTCCCTCTGGATCTTCAATTCTCTGGAAAGGACGGGTGGGTAAAAGTATCTCTTGGCATAGGTTTGATTGATATATGGGATCAACTGTTGTATCAAAGGGGCCCTGGTTGATAACATTGTCGATGTTGACAAGATATATGCGCCCAGTATCAGTTCTCTCTTTAAGTATTCCATTTTTGAATATCTCATCTGCTGATACAACTTTCTTTTTCTTTGTCTTATCTTGTTCATATTGTAGATACAACTTTTCAAATTCTGCGCTGTCACGATAGTAGGCTTCGTATAGGTCCGGAACTTCGGCAGGGTTAAACAATGACATTGTTTCGCCACGCTTGTAGCGATTCCAGAACATGGCATTAACAACTACACTATAGTCCATTTGACGTACACGAGTCTCGTCAGTACCTTGATTATTTTTTAATACGATAAGATCCTCAAACTGATAATGCCATACTGGAAATGTAACAGTACATGATGCATTACGAATACCACCTTGTGAGCATGATCTCAAATCTGCAAACCATTTCTTTAGGAATGGGATCATACCCGTATGTTTGATTTCTCCACGGCGAATCGGGGCACCTAAGGGTCGAATTCGACCAATTTCGAGACCAATTCCGGCACGTTTTGAGGCATATTTGGCCATCATTTCGCCTGCGGCAAAGATACTGTCCAATGTATCGTCACTGCTGATGAGAACACAACTACTAAACTGTTTTGTCGTAGTTCCTAGACCAGCGAGAACAGGCGTTGCCAGTGTAAAGTGCCCTGCGCTTGCACATTCATAGTATTCTTTAACATACTTTAGGCGAGCGTCTTTAGATTCATTATGAAATGCTGTTGCGGCGGCAATAGCATAACGCACTTGTGGAGTTTCGTAAATCTTACCGTTAGCACGATTCTGTACAAGATACTTTTCACATAACTGTGCAATTGCGGCAAATGTATATTCTTCGTCTTTATCATGATCAATGAATAGATCAATAATGTTCCATTCATCTTCTGTGTACCAATCTAATAGTTCAGGTGTGTACATCCCTGCTTCTATATTTGTCTTAACAATCTCGTATAGTTTAGGAGGATCATATTCTCCGTAGACTTCTTTACGTAACATACTAACACGCTGGCGACCTGCTACATATTGATAGTTAACATTGTTTATTTCTGGATTTTCTGTTTCATCTATTAGGTTAACCATTGCCTTGAGTAATAACTCGTCTATGGTCTGTGTCGACATACCGTCGTGTAATTCAATCTGTGCTTTAATTTCTACCATTGATGGGCTTACACCATCAATGCCTTTGCAAGCATGGGCAACTTGTCGCTGGATCTTCGAAATATCGAGGGCGACACGCTCCCCGTTACGCTTGACTACTGTTATCATATTTTATACCTTCAAAAGTGTGCTGTGGAAGATATTTACCGTGTACTCGTTACTTCGATTAGGTTTTCTAGGTAAAACGATTCCGGTATATCTTTAACGCTTACGGGGCCGTTATCGTTGTAGTTTATAGCCCACTCGTCGTTAATACACACTATATTATAATAGCAGTCTTTTCGGTCATTTACAAGAGTTTTGATTTCAATCTTAGAGTTTTTATACCGTTTAGTATATTTTAATGTCCAAGCAATCATTAATGATCGAGTAAAATCGTCATAACGATTACTTACTATGATATCCCAAGGTGTGGGCCACGATCGTTTGTTAAAAGGATCGATTTTATTGTTATATGGAATATATGGAGCCTGTCTCCAAAATTCCCAAGTATCTAAAAGTGGGTCGGAACTAGCATCGAGATCCTCTCGGTGGCGAGCCCATTCCGACAGTCTGTCGTCAGTAGGTTTGTTAAACATTACGTTCTAATAGGATTTAGGGTTAAGTCGACGTTATAGGTTAGATACGCAGTTGAGGTAGAATAGTTCGATAGCGTAACTGCTACAAAGTTTTTATCACTACCATAACTTACATTATAATACGGTGCGCGACTGAAGTCTAGACTAGTGGAGAATATGAGTTTGGCCGCTTCGTCTGTAGTCGTTTCGGAGTAATTATATTGATCGGATATTGATGCATATCCATCTTCTGCAATACTAACTGTTAATCGACCAGATCTACTTACGTACTTGTTATACAATTGATATTCTAGTACCCCAGATTGATCACCATCTGTTAATGGAATTCGGAATACTTGAAGATTGCTGTTAGAAGGAGTACCGTCTCCTTGAATAGTAAATATTCTTGTCGAGTTATTGATAATTTTTACATATCCATTGGCCAATGGGTTGTAGTACTCTAAGATAGCAGGATTTTCTGAATACAAAGTTGATCGGTGGAAATAGTCATTGACAGAAACATTTCCAGGAGAGTCAAAGTTTATAACAGGATCGACAATAGTATCAATTAAGTCATCGGCCAGTGTACCTCGATTACCTACATAATAGTAAGCATTGTTTGTACTGATCAAGTTGCTAACAAACGAACTAGTAGTTACATTAATAGCAGGGCCGTAAACAAATCTAAACACATTATTAGAAACTACCACGGCCTGCGGAACTGGTTTACCTAGTGCGGAACTGGTTAGTCTGATGCCTTCGTACA